GTTTGTAGGGTCTAATGAATTTGGATAGCTATATGCAGATGTTTGAAATTTTTGTAATAAATTGCTTAACACTGTTCCTAACATTCTTTCATCGTAGCTTTCAATAACATTAAATGATACATTTTCCCATTTTACTTTACTTGGAAATTTTGTTTGATATCCTAGGTAATCATAGTCTTTATACTCTATTGTAACAGAGGGTCTTTTAACGTCTTGAACAAACGCAATGTCTATGCCAGATACCTGCAAAACAAATCTGAAAGACTGTTGGGCACTTTTAAAAGCATATTCTGGACGTAAAGGCGTATTGAAAAAATTGCCAACATAAGAAGCTACAGTTTTTTCGTTTATAAACGCCATGTTTTACCTACCGAAATGTTAACCCGGAGCAGTATTAAAAGGAGTAGGCAATATTGATTGATAGTCAACCCAATCACAAGAAACTGTTACCTTGACGTTCTTTAAGCCTTCGCCATCATACTTGTATCCACCAAAATCTACTTGTTTTACAAAGGCATTTTTTAGTGTCCACTTTTCAATTTCCTGACCTTCGGAAGTTAAAGAAATGATAGACATACCATCTAATATATTTGTTTCTGCCGCTGCCGGTCCAGCCTTCTTAATTGTCTTTAAATAATAATTTGGATCTGCAACATCATCAAAATTAAAGCTACTAGGGAATACATACCCAGCGCCTTTTATGTGCTGCACTAGACGACTTGCTACATTTAGATCAATTGGATCTACCATAGTAAAGACTGAATCACTCCACTTTAATTTACCGGGGAACTTGAACTGATGAGACAAAAAGTTATGTACTGCGCTGTCAGCTATCGTGGCTTGAGGAATTGTTACGTCAGTAATAAAGTATGCCGAAATGTTTGACAAACTAAGTATAAACTTATGTTCTCTTTTTGGTTCATAACCAGCCTGCCAAGGTCTAAATGAATTTGCCATAAAAACTATCTCCTTGCTTTATTATAAGTAGTTTTAATCCTCAAAAGAAGCGCCAGTATTTGTGATGATGAAGTCTAGTGCAATAAATTCAATTGCTCTAGCTGGTTTCAAAAATACCTTAGCATATAATGTGTTTTGATCAATCAAGTCTGGAGTTGTGGTTGTATTGTCAAGAACAAACTTGTAGTCAACCAAACCAAATCTAGCCTTAACGTCTGCCAAGAAAGGCTCTGTTTGAGCAGTAAACTTGTTCCAAGTGTCTTGTACGTTTTGCTCAAACAAAATTGTAGAAGCAATTCTTGAGATGCCAGTCTTGACGTAGATCAATAGTCTGCGGACGTTGATTCTGTCTAGGGCAGATTTTTCAACTTGTAGCGTCTTCTGTCCAAAGATTACAACACCCTCATTTGGGAAAGAAGCAATTGGGTTAATGCCAATATTGTATAGGCTGTCTCTGTCGCCTTGGAAAAGCTTCACAGAGGTATTAACCACTGGCAAACCAGCAATACCACTTGATAAGCCACCACGGTTGAAACCAGCAGGAGCAAACCAAGGAGCTTGAACTGCATCTGTATAAGCCATCGCACCGAGAGCAACAACAGATGGGGGAACCCAAACATTTGTTCCGTTTACATTATCACGAACTTGGACCCAAGGGTAGTAAGCACAAGCATAATTGCTGTTATAGGCACGGTTTGTCCAAGTTGTTACTGCGGTATCAACACTACCAAGGTATGAAGAACCAATTGCAGGAACGTTAGCGCCAGCAGCGACGGCAGATAGAGCTTGGAATTCTGCTGGAGGGTTGTAGCCGTATGGAACATCTAGGACTGTCAAAGAATCTGCTCTTGCTTCTGTATTAGAAATTAATCTATTTTGTAGAGAACTATTATTCAGTCCGGGAATTGAAATTAAGTTGTATTGAGCAATTTCTGGATTCTTTACCGTATCAATCGCTCTTTGATAAGAGAAGAAAGAATAGTTGGTTTGAGCGCTAGCTGCGGAACCCATTAGACCATCTCTTAAAGGATCTGACTCTGTAATATTAAAACCATCTGTACCATTATAGAAATAAGAACAGAACTTGTTTGCTCCCAAGGCAAGAGGAGCTTTATAGGTTTGAGTAACAATAGAAGATTGTGGGAAATTGCTTGGTAAAGTACCAGTAGCAGTCAAAGAAACACCTGCCAATCTTGCACCATTATCATAAATTAATGGCGAATTTACATTTGGGCTAGAACCACTGTATCTAACATTATCAAGAGTGATAATGGCAGAGTAAACAGTGTTTGTATCATCTGGATCATAGCTTGTGCCAGCGACAGAATTAAGTCTTAAGGCGTCAATTACAGAGTTGTAAACAACACCAGCATCAGTGACTGCTTGTGCTCCAAAGTAAGCAACTTTGTTAGAACTTAAATTGTCCGTTGTTGTTCTATAGGTTGGAATTGGGAAATCCAATTGAGCATTAATAGCTCCAGTTATTGCTTGTGCAGAAGCAGCAGCAAATGCATTACTAGAACCAGTAAAATAAACATTGTTTGAGAAAGAACCAGTATTGCCGACAGAGGATACATTTACAATGTTCCCGCTTTTATAAACAACTGGGAATGTTGTACCAAAGGGAACATAATCAGATGTTCCATTCTCAAACTCTGGGTTCATTTCAATACGAATATATCTTGACTTATTTGGGTTTTGACCATATTCTTGCAATCTTTGATTTACTTCGTCATAATCAGTATATCTATCGCCAATTACTTTGGCGATAAAAGTGTCTGAATTAGCATTCAATGTACAACCTGAAAAAGACTCAACAACCTTTTTATTAGTATCTTGGTCATTTAGCAATCTCAATTCAACATCAAATGTCGCGTAAGGATCAACATTGATGTTTGCAGGAGGATTAATATTTGTTATGGCAATCTTTAGATTGTTCTGAGTCCACTCGCCTGAATTTAGACCTACAAATCTAAAGAGTCTTTTTACTCTACCACTTGCAAAGAATGAAGTTGCTGATACCGAACCACCTGAACCTGTAACAGAAAAGGAAGCTGTATCTTGGCTTGTATCTTGGCTAATAATCCAACCAGATTTAGCTGGTTGGTAAGCGTACTTGCGGTTAGCAAAGTTATTTGTTCCATTTGTTAGAGGAAGAATAGCCGCATAATAATTTGTAGTAGAAGTCCAACCAGAGGGTTTAGTATTGTTGGTAAAAATGTCCTCAAAAGTTTCGCCCAAGAAGTAGTTTTGACCGCCGTATGTAGTCGCCTTCTTAAGCAATGTTGGATCGGTATTAAAGACTTTTCTTATAAAGTTTGGCTTTGTTTTATCTAGGCTGAATTTGTATGGACCCACAGCATTAGCTGGGACTGAACCTGAAAAATAAACATTAAATGTACCATCTGTAGTAGAAACAAACGTACAAGTATTGCCGTTTATGGTTGCGCCAACGCCGGGAGTTGTACCAGCTAATACAGGAACTGCCGTGCTTGAATCGTTACAATACCAAACAGCAGCCAATGCTCCAGTTACAGGAGAAGCTCCAGATGGAACAACAAATAAGCCATAAGCGCCTTTTGTTGAGCCTTGGGCTGGAGCTGTGAAAGTATAGCCAGCCTTTCCAGTATCATCATATGTGCTTGTACCTGTGTTGGTATCAGACTGATCACCTAGGACTCTAATAAATGTTAGTGCTTGACCATTTTTTAACCAAGCTTGTGCAGCGTATGTACCGTACATTGGAGAAGTCTTATTACCATCTCTCCAAACATCTCCACCAAGACCACCGGGAACAGGATTGCCAAATGTATTAACAAATTCTGAGAAAGAATAAACTGTCACAGGTGTAAACGCTGGACCTCTTTCCGCTCTACCAATGATTACTGGACCAATAGGAGCAGGAGTATTTGGTATTCTTGAACGATCAATTTCTTGAGTTACAATACCGGGTGAAATGAAACGGTAATTTTTTGCTGACACTGCCATATTATAGAATCTCCCTTTTATAGAAGCTTATTGCTTTCATAAATAGTTTATAAATAACTGAAATACTTTACTCTGTAAAAGTTTTACCCGTAAATTCGTTTACGTCGCCCAACATTACTCTTTCTCTTGGGAAGCGAACAACCACTGCATTTTCTCTATAAACAACGCTGGGAGTTTTTTGGTTTTCGCCAGTTGATGTAGTATATCCCATTACCCTGAACTTGAAGCTGGCGTCAAACTTCTTCTCTTCATTGCCTTGATTCGCAGAGTTAGATTTATATTCGTTTTCTCTTTGGAGGAATACTTCGTATCTCAAGCCTTCATAATTTATTGTGAAATAGTTCCAACCTCCAGCATATCTCATAAATGGCAACATTATTTCATTTATTTGCTGTTGGTATTGAGAGCGTATTTTTACTTGATAATCCATTGTAACATAAACAGGAAAAGGTATAGAAGTATATTGGTAAACAGTTCGTGGCGGAGTGTTAGGAAAATTATTTTGTCCGTATAGTCTTTTAGCGTTTGCATTAGTAAAGTTTCTAGACTTTTCTTTATTTATTTTTCTAGCAACTGTGATAGTTCCTTGTTTATAGTCTGGATATGGAAATTGATTTCCGGGTACTGGTCTTTCTGAGGGCTTTGTTAAAGTAGCTGAAGTTCTTTCAATAGAAATAAGTGGGTATACAAGAGTTTGTGAATCTATTTCTCTAATGTCCTTTTGATCTTTAATCAAGAAGGCTCTTTCGGCAGTTATCCAAATGATAGGTACTTTCTTGAACCCTTCGTTAGAAGTTGCATAAATATCTAATTTATTATTAATAAAATCATAAAAA